GTTGCTGGTAATCAGACCAACAGTGCTTTGACCGCTGTTGTTCCTTTGGAATCGCTGAGTAAGTTTTTCCATAATAAGGATATTATTGATATTGGTGATGTTGATCTTGTCAGTGAACAAAATACTTATGAATTGCAAGTTTTGCATGATAATAGTTGTTTTCGGTTCATAGATCAAGGAGCTGTGAGTGTATTTGGTTCTTTGAAGGGACCGCGTTCTAGCCCTAAATCAAAGGTTGAACCCACAATTATTGCACCGTATTTAGAACAAGCCCATGGGTTTGAAACTACACATGGTGCACCAATGATGCGTGGTTGGCAACCTATTCACCACGCTGTCCGTCCTATGATTGAATCTAGTCTTAAATTGCCCCATAGCTTAGCTAAAACAGCAGTTGAGGATTACTTTCGTTCAGTTGTAGTGACTTTGCCTAAGGAGGAAATGGTTATCCTTCAAAAATTGGCTTTGAGCACTGTTATTAATGGTGCTGATGGTATTCGTGGTATCGATAAGATTAACCTAAATACCTCTGCCGGCTTTCCTCATAAAGTTGGCAAGAAATCTCTTTTTACTCACGATGGAAGTGAGTATGCTATGGGTGAAGAGCTCACTCGTAACTATGAAAAGAATTTGGCCACATATAAGACAGGACGTCGTTGTAATTTTGTTTTCAACGGTGCCTTGAAGGATGAGCCTCGTGAGTTTCAGAAGATTCACGATGGCAAAACTCGTGTGTTTACAGGTCAAAATGTAACACATCTGGTGTTAGGTCGTCAATATTATTTATCGTTTATTCGATTGATGCAACGCAATAATTTGGCATTTGAAAATGCTGTAGGCTGTAATGCACACAGTGTTGATTGGGATAAGATCGCTAACTATTTGGAGGGTTTTGCTCCTAATTTGTTTGATGGTGATTATAAAAATTATGACAAGAGCATGATGGCTATGATTATCATGGAGATTTTTGATGGCATTATCGATTTCCATCGCAAGTATTCTTCTATGGATGCGGAAGACTTTTTAGTCATGCGTGGCATTGGTTACGATATTGCTTTCGCTTATGTAGACTTCTTCGGAGATCTCGTGAGTTTTCTTCGTAACAATCCAAGTGGTCATCTTTTGACGGTGATTATCAATTCCATTTGCGGTAGTGTTTATCTTCGCATTGGTTATCATTTGGCTACGGGTCGCCCTATTAGTACTTTTCGTAAGAATGTTCGACCTATTACCTATGGTGATGATGTTATTGTTGCCGTTAAGGATGAGGTAAAGGACACCTTTACTTTTAAGACTTATCGTGATGCAATGGCTAAATTTGATATCATATTCACACCCGCCTCTAAAGATGGGAGCGAGTATGATTTTAAGAAATTAGATGAGGTAGATTTCTTGAAACGCACATTCGTTTATAGCCCTATTCTTGAGCGTTATATCAGTCCTTTGGCAGATAAATCTCTTAAGAAATCACTTATGGTAAGCATTCGGTCGTCTACGATCACGGCTGAGGAACAAGTCATTGCCACTTTGTCGAGCGCCCATCGGGAAGCTTGGCAACATGGTGAAGATTATTTCTTCGCATTCGACCAGTTGGTGCGCGATATTATCGCTCACCATCATTTTGAGGGATATGTTAAACCTAGCACATTTCTCACATTCAATGAACTCACTGACTACTACCGTGGTCAATTGAATATCGCGACGAGCCCAAATTCTCGAATTTTGGCAGGTTGTGATTATGAGTTACAAAGCAGCTTGGTGTCTGCTTGCGAAAGCGAAAGCGACCACCTACCTACTAGCAGTTACTGCACTCTTATCGATCGCAAGGTTAAGAGTGAGAATGGGTTAGTAGGATACATCCACCAGGGCGTTCCCCAAAGTGTCTCTCCAGGCATGGTTCGGTTGATGGCTATTCTTGCAATCCTCCTTTACACAATGATTGAAGTTGTAAAGGGGCATGGTTCAATCGCTCAACAAAATAATAATAACAACACAGAAAAAACAATGGCTGATGCCTACAACCAAGAAACAGTTGACTTTAACGTAAGTACAACTCTTGCTATGGATGCAGGTGTAGCCAAAACCACTCGTCGTCATACCTCTTTGTGTAATGAGGACTTGGGTAAATTTTTTGCGCGACCATTGGTAGTCGCGCGTGAAACTATGCTCACATCGAGCACTAGTCCAAAGAAAT